TTAGACGCTTATCACGATTATCGTTTTAATATTAACATGTTGCCACGACAAAGTGGTAAGACAACATGTGCTTCAGCATACCTACTATGGTATGCCATGTTTCACCCAGATCAAACTATTTTGATCGCCGCACACAAATACACAGGCGCACAAGAAATTATGCAACGTATCCGCTATGGATACGAACTATGCTCGGATCACATACGTGCAGGTGTAGTAAACTATAACAAAGGTTCAATGGAGTTTGAAAATGGATCAAGAATTGTATCAGCTACTACTACCGGTAATACTGGTCGTGGTATGTCAATTTCCCTATTATACTGTGACGAGTTTGCTTTCCTTCAGCCAAATATTGCAGAAGAATTTTGGACATCAATCAGCCCAACACTAGCAACTGGTGGTAGAGCAATTATCACTTCAACACCTAACAGTGATGAAGATACCTTTGCTATCATCTGGAAAGAGTCGCAGGATAAATTTGACGAATACGGCAATACTAGAGACGATGGTCTTGGGCGTAATGGCTTTCACGGATTTAAAGCAGAATGGCACGAGCATCCGGATCGAGATGAAGAATGGAAAAAGACTGAGATGGGTCGTATCGGCGAAGAACGTTTTCGTCGAGAGTACGGTTGCGAGTTCTTGGTATTTGATGAAACACTAATCAGCAGTCTTAAATTAGCAGAAATGAATGGTCGAGAACCCTTGTTTAAAATGGGACAAGTACGTTGGTGGAAAAAGCCAACTCCGGGCAATGTTTATCTAGTTGCTCATGACCCTAGTTTGGGCACAGGTGGAGACTACGGTGCTATTGAAGTGTTTGAAATGCCGCATATGACTCAGGTTGGTGAATGGCAACATAATTTAACACCCATACAACAACAGGTAAAAATACTTAGAGATATACTAAAATACATACAGGATGAAATAGGGTCTGATAACTATAATAGCCTGTACTGGAGTGTAGAAAATAACACAGTAGGTGAGAGTGCTTTAGTTGTTATTGAAAATTTAGGTGAAGAAACTTTCCCAGGACTGTTTATATCAGAACCATTAAGGAAAGGGCATGTTAAAAAATTCCGTAAGGGATTTAACACGACACATGGCACAAAAATAGCAACTTGTGCCAAGGCAAAATACCTAATTGAAGAAGACAAAATGACCTTAAATAGTCGCCCTACAATTAGCGAACTTAAAACATATATTGCCGCCGGGGTTACGTTTAAAGCTAAAGAGGGACAGCACGATGATTTAGTAGCCGCTGTTTTACTAATAATTCGCATGGCATTATTGCTATCCGAGTGGGATGTAACCGTATTTGATCAAGTACGTGTACACGGAGATTGGGGAGAAGACGAATCCTTTGAACCACCTATGCCTATATTCATATCCATGGGCTAATGATAAATATAACATGAACACTAATTTGAATAAAATCGCCCAAGATTTGTATAAAATCTTAGAACCCCGTTTTACTGATGTACAAATGGGTGATGAACAGGCGCAAGTTTTAAGTAAAAAAACCGATGTGCCCAAGGCCCGTTTCTTTGAGTTTGAATACAAACATGACGGCGTTCCTTTAGGTACTATTGCAATTACACTTGACGAAGATGATGGATTATTAGTAGAACTAGTGGGAGATCTTGCAAAGAAAGATCATCCTGCTGTTTTCAAATTTATTCGCGGTCTTAGAAAATTTGCTAAAGATAGACTAATAAATTTTAAAATAGACAAAATTGGTAAGAGTAGTTTAGATAAGCGAGATTACGAATTTCGATCAAAGCCCAAGGAACAAGAAATGGAACCTATTATGGAAAGTAAAATGTACGGTACTGCAAAGATCAGTTACCAAGATTTAGATGAAGCTCGTTTGGTTATCAAACACAGCCAACCTGTTAATCCAGAAGTTGCCGCAGGACGTACAATGCACATCGACTCAATCTACGTTGAGAATAGTCAAGGTGAACGTTTCAAATATCCTTTCAAACATTTGAATGGCGCTCGCGCACTAGCAGAGCATTTAAAGCACGGCGGCATTCCATACGATGCTATTGGCAAACATATCACTAGCCTTTCAGAAGAACTAGCACAACTACGCAAGTTCAAAGGTTACGTTGGNCGTAATGCGGCATTATCAGAAGCAATGGGCGATATTACCGATAAAGTATTTGAACGTATNGAAGAAGTTAAAAAAGAAGTAGCGATGCTACAACGTCCTTCATACTACGAGTTGTTTGCAGAGTCATTTGANGATCATGAAGAACAAATGATTCCAGAAGCAGTTATGGATGACTGGATTGATCGTTTAACAATACGTACATTCAATGAAGAACTNAAAACAGCGTTTCCATATATTTTCCGTTTAGTTGGTGAAAATATTCCTGTTAAAGAATTATCACCTGATGATTTATTAGATGAAGAGCGCACAGAAGAAAAAGATGAACACGGCAATGTTACAAAATGGAAAGAAGAAACTCCGTGGCGCAAAGCTACTAACAAAGATGGTCGCGGTAAGGTAACAAACATGAGCGATAAGGCTCGTCGTGAAAGCGAAAAGATGGCAAAGAAAGATGAAAGTCTAAATCCAGAAGCTCGTTTTGAATCTTTCTTAGATTCTATCACCGAGGACGAAGAAGACCAAGATGGCCATAATACATTGTTTAGTCAAAACATCGATGTACGTGGAAATGCTCTTAAACAACTGAAACAAATACTTGCGCCAGGATTACCAGCTGGACAAAATGGTTTAACAGCCAGTTTAAGTTTAAAAGGCATCATTGATAGTGAAAAATTTACTAAAGACTATTTGTCAAGATTGGGACCTGACGATGATGCAGGTGTTGCTGTAAAAATGTACTTAGGGGATCTAGCAGATGAAGAAATCCATGAGCCATTTGCACCACATGCACAAGACATCGCTAAAGAATTAATTGCCAGCAACGAATTAAACTTTGATCATTCAAAACAAACTCCTGTAGGCGGAGAAGTCATGCCAGCTAGTCCAGCACCTGTTCCACCTGCACCGGCCGCACCCGAAGGATTACCTCCAGAAGCAGGCGCACCAGGAGAATTACCTCCAGAAGCAGGCGCACCAGGAGAATTACCTCCAGAAGCAGGCGCACCAGGAGAATTACCTCCAGAAGCTCCTATAGCCGAAGGTAACGCTAGACTTAAAGCTAAATTAATTAAAGTATTTGAAGCTGGTGCTAGTTTAGACACCGAGTTAGATTTTGGTCATAGAGTGCTAACACTAGGCGAAGCAATGGAAGAATGTGGTATTGAAATGCCTTCGATGAATAGTGGCGAAAGTCCAGCAAATGAAATATTGAAAAGTATTTCCGGATTTTGGAATTCAAAAGAAAAGAATTTTACAATTGGCGGGACACGAGTTAAAACTAGAATCGTCAAAGGCTTTAAAGAAGGCGAGTATGGGAACGCTACAACCGAAGATGTTAAAAAGGTTATGGAACTAGTTGATAGAATGGATCCTAGTGAACCAGTAGGTGAAATTGGTCACATTTCAAAACTAGCCGGAGTCCAAAAACCTGCTCAAGGTATAGAAGTTATCCAGGCTACAGGCAACCCGCAGGATATTATGAAATCAATTATGAGCAAACTAGCTCGCTAATGAGTTTGGCGGAAATAACCCAGTTTTAAGTAAGATTTCACTTGCAGAACTAAATAAAAGTGCGTATACTTAGGTGTATGCACTTTTTGTTTTACTAGGGTGTAAAACAGATATAGGCAAAAAAGAAGTACACAAAGGCTATTAATAGGAGAATAATTATGGCAACTTTAGCAGAAATTCGTGCAAAATTAAAGGCATCAGAATCAAAAGGTTCTGGAGAAAGAACAGGCGGAGATAATTCAATTTATCCGTTTTGGAATCTCAAAGAAGGTGGCGAGTCGGTTCTACGATTCTTACCAGACGGCAATTCAGACAACACATTTTTCTGGGTTGAACGTGCAATGATCAAACTTCCCTTTGCAGGCGTCAAAGGCGAATCTGAAAGCAAAAACATCACAGTACAAGTTCCATGCGTAGAAATGTATGGCGACACATGTCCAATCTTGGCTGAAGTACGTGGTTGGTTCAAAGACCCAGCATTAGAAGACATGGGTCGTAAGTACTGGAAAAAGCGTTCATACATTTTCCAAGGTTTCGTTGCAGAAGACGGACTTGGTGAAAAAGACAGTGAAAAACCAGAAAATCCAATCCGTAGATTTATTATTGGTCCTCAAATCTTTACTTCGATTCGTGCGGCTTTGGTCGATCCAGAATTG